GACTCTCAGGTGGTGAGTGGGTCATAGGATTTTATCTTGATGAAAATGAACAACTTCCAGTCATCATGCAGGTATTGGGAAAAAATGAAGTATCGGGGGCAAAGATAAAAGCATCAGAAAATGGCACAACACAATTCAGAGATGTTTCAAGATTTAATTCTAGTTTAGTTGCACAGGCACATCAGATAGTCGGAGGACCACCTCCAGAAAAACCCGCTGAACCATCAAAAGAAGATTTTAATGATGCACTAGCATCTACAGAGACTCCACCAGAACAACCAGCAGAGGGTGATCCAGATCTCTTCAATCCAGATGCTCCAGATCCAGAATCACCAGCAGAAACAGCAGAACAACCAGCAACAATACCAGTGGCATCAGATATTCCGCAGCAAATACCTCCACCAGCAACATACGCTCCACAACCAGTTGGTTCTGAGACTGCTAATGGAGCAACTATAAGTTCAGAAGTCAAACAGAGATATCCTGGTGGTCCAAGATACCAAACAGTCATATCAAATCTCGGAGATGGAACACCTCAAATAAGATGGATAGATAATCCACGCGATCCAAAATTTGATAAAGCTAGAGCAGCTGCAGGAAAACCACCAAGATCAGACAAAACAAATCCCGGTGGTCTCCTTTGGTGATAAATACGGGCATAAGGAGGTAAATTAATAAATGTCTCAGGATCTATACACTCTTGGAGCGATTTCTGCGCTAGAATCAGGTAGCCCTCAGGGCAGAGCTGATGTTGCTCAGTCTGTATATAATAGACTGCAGGATGGAACTTATGGTTCATCAATCACTGATGTTTTAACCAGAAAAGGACAATACCAACCAGCTTTTGTAGATCCGAATGCAAGTAGTGGTCCAAAAACTGAAGTATCACCAGAATTTAGATCAATCACTGATGAAAACAGTGCTGTCGCGGCAATGTCTTCATACTATAGAAAGAGAGGTATACCAAAGTCAGATAATTCTCTTAGACAAGATCTAAGAAAGTCTATCAGTGCCATTCAAAATGCAGAATTGCAACAGAATGCAAGAGATTTTGTTGGAAGCAATACTGAATTTCTTAGTGCTGGATCAAGTGCTCCTGCCGGAGCAAAATGGAGAGGAAGCAATAGTGATAATAGATTTTTCACTGCATATGGATCTGCAGAAAACAGAGCCGGACAAACTTCACCATCCAGTGTCCCAACAGTAATTTCTCAAGGAGAAGTAGGAGATCCAGAAGATTTAAGCGCAAGAAGTGCAGATGCAACAGCTGCCTCTGAAGCTGCTACACCGAGAGAAAAAATAGAAATACCCAAACCAGAAGAATTAAGTCAAAATGTTACGAATGCTGTAAATGAATATAATGCTGCCACAGATGCTGTCAATAAGATAGTAGAAGAGAATGAGGGAACTGCCTATGAACAGTGGGATGATGAAACAAAAGAGAAGTATAATGAAGCACTCAGACAATTAGGTGAGGCAGAAGATAAATTAAAAGGACTAGCATCTAAGGATGCTGGAGCTAACTGTATCGCAAGAGAAACTATAGGAAAGTCATGGAGTTTGAAAGAATCTCCTGACTGCACAACGATTATAAAGACAAAAGCATATGCTCAAGCACTTAGTATTTTACAGACGGAAGTTGCTTTACCAGATCCATGTGGGAAGAGTGATTTAGCCAAAATTAATACCGAACTATTAAAATTTTTCAATACTCTTAAAGAAATTAGAAAGTTTGGTGACACTTTCATCAATAGTGCCTTCAATGACATATACAGGATACAAAATCTAATCAGAAATACTGCATCGATAGTTGGTGCTGTTCTGAAGGGATTGATGCAAAATCTTCGCAACTGGTTACTAGACAAAATTAGGAGAGGTATTCAAGACCTTATTGACATGCTCTTCCCCACTCTTGCAAAGAATTTGAAAAATACAATCATCGGGCAGATTATCGATAATGTCCTGTGTGCCTTTAAAGGTATCATTGGCAATCTTGGTAGTCTTGTTGGAGATTTCTTATTCGAACTCGTTGGTAAGGTCGTAAATGCTCCTCTCTGTGCAGTTCAGCAGTTTACGAATGGATTAATTAATAATGTTGTTGCACTCGTTGATGATGCACTAGGACCAGTATTAGACGGTATCAATGACTTACTGAGTGGAGTTGGTAAGATTGCCGGATCAATATTCGAAGCAATTGATTTTATTCTCGGTTTCGAAGCATATCTTTGCCAAAAACCAAACTGCCCTGAAATTAAGGCAGCAAAATTAGGACCATGGTCAAACAATCCTTCCAAACCATTTGGATCTGGATTTAGTAATTTCCTGGACAATGCAGAGAAAAATCTCTCACAGGAAGGAATACAAGGATGGGTGGATGGTCTTTCTATTTTTGGTGGAACATTAGGAGACTTGTCAGATGCACCTGATGCACCATTCCCATGTGATACAAATCCATTCCAATGTGGTCCTCCTAGCATTGAAATATTTGGTGGTGGTGGCATCGGTGCTGTCGGAAAGGCAGTTGTCAATGAACTTGGTCAAATTTATGGTATCAATATAGAAAATGGGGGTGCTGGATATTCAAGACCTCCGTTCGTAAGTATTGTTGATGCATGTGACAATGGTAATTATGCCTCTGCATATGCCGAAATCGATTATAATCCACAATCGAGCACTTATGGTCAGGTCACTAATATTGTTATGGTGAATCATGGCAATGGATATTTAAATGAACCGAATGGTCTTGATGAATTTGATAATCCTGTAGATTCTGCACAAGATTCATCAGTTATCGGCACTGTTCCAGTTCCTGGCGAACTCTTAGATAGTGGAGTCAATGATTATGTTGTTTGTTTAGATGGATTCGAGATTATTTCTACAGGACTTGGATATTCACCACTCGATGAAATTATTATCACTCCAGATCTTCCAAATCTTGAGGCAGGAGTTAGAATGACCGAAGCAGGTCAAATTTTCGAAATTAATCTACGAGAGAAAGTATGTGGTCTCATTGATATTCCCGAAATCACGATAAATAGCGATACGGGAGAGGGTGCTAAGATTAGACCTAAATTATCATTCATTAAGATTACTGACGACATTGAGGAAGAACTACCTCCACAAACAATCATTGCAGTTGATAAAACCACTGCCAGTGATGCCAGTATTGCCTCTCTTGCTCAGAGAAATGTTGTTCGTGTAATTGATTGTGTTGGAAATACTCCTCCTGTAGTTGGATATGTTAATGGTCAACCATACTCTGGTCCTTTCCATGTTCATCCATCCACAGGCGTCAAGATGGTCGGTGCTGTTCATATTAGCGGATATCATGACACAATCTATGATACTGCTCAAGATAGTTTAAATAGAACGAGAACATCCATAGAACCCTCAAGCACTACCACATCTACTACATCAACTCGAACTCCAACTCCAACTCCTAGATCCACTCCTAGACCTACTCCTTCCCCTGCACCTGCACCAAGTCCTTCTCCTGCTCCCTCTCCTGCACCAAGTCCATCTCCTTCTCCCTCACCATCTCCCGGTGGCGGTGGTTATGGCGGTTACTAGAATTAAAACATTATGACATTTCAACCAGAATACGTAGTAACAGATAATACTCATGGAATTTTATCCTTTGGTCCTATTGCACCAAAGGATAAAGACGATAATACTGCCATGTTCTTGTCCTTAGATGGTGGACATACTCAAATATACAATAAGAACGGAAATAAAGCAGAGATTAATCCAGGAAAATCCGAAGAAGTTTGTGGAATCAACTTAGCTC